GAGGTACAATATATGTATGAGTATGTAGAAGGAAAAGCTATGTGGGCTAATGTCAGCACACCAAACACTAAGTTTGAACCACATAAGTACGGAATAGTTGTGTTGACTGATGAAGATACTGCTACTAGATTAGAAAGTGCAGGGCTATCAAGAACTAGAACTAGAGATGGTAAGCCTAAGTATGATGAACCTGCTTTCTCATTCAGTAGAAATGTAATTAGACATGATGGGACAACCAACCCTGCACCTAAGTTAGTTGATGCCGATGGCAATGACTTAGATGTTAGTCTTGGTAATGGCTCAGAAGTGACTGTGAAGATTAAACCTTACACAGGAAAGTATGGTACGTTTGCAGAGTTAATAGCTGTGAAGGTCACTAATTTAGTTGAATATACTGAACCCAGTTCAGATAACGAGGAGTTTTAATATGATTATTACTATTAAAAATGACGATGGTGAATCAGTCTATGATGTTTCAAAGATTGAAGATGAACAAAAAAGAAACGGTGCTAACATATCTATCAGTAAGATAGGTACGTTGAACGTGTTGACTGAAGCTTTGAACTATGCTTCACAAGGTCATCAAAATAATCTTGAAGCTGTACTAAAGGAAAGTCCTGAAGCTATAGTTGAACAAGAGGAAGAAGAAGTAGTTGTAGAAGATTCAGAAGACGAATCATAATTCATAGTGAGGGCTAACATGGATAAAACTTGGGACAAACTACACCAACCTTGTCCACTTTGCGATAGCAGTGATGCTGTAGGAATCAACGAAGATGACTCAGCAAAATGCTTTAGCTGTGGAGAGTTTATGCCTAGCTATACTAAAGCATGTGGAGGAAAGGATATGCAAACAACAACAGTGCAAACTAAACAACCAGATACAGTAAAGATTTCCATGAACACTGCTCAGAAGTATGGGGTTAAATGTGTACATGACTTACAAGGTAATGTCGTTAAACATTTTTATCCTTACTACAATGGGCATGAGTTATCAGCTACTAAGATTAGAAACTGTAAGGACAAAGACTTCTTTGTATCTGGTAGTTATAATGATACAGGTTTGTTTGGTCAACAACTTTTCAAAGGCGGTAAATATGTCACCGTCACTGAAGGGGAGTGTGATGCTATGGCTACTTATGAACTGCTTGGTTCTAAGTGGGCTGTAGTATCTATTAAGCGTGGAGCAAATGGTGCAGTTAGAGATATCAAGGAAAGCTTAGAGTTCTTTGATGACTTTGAAAATGTTATCATTGCTTTTGATAAAGATAAGGCAGGACAAGAAGCTAGTATAAAAGTTGCTAGACTTTTCAAGCCGGGCAAGGCTCGTATCGTGACTTTACCTAACGGTTGGAAAGACCCTAACGATATGCTAAGAAACAACAAGCATAAAGAGTTTGTTGAAGCTTGGTGGGCTAGTAAAGTTTATACACCTTCTGGTGTTATAAATGTTTCTGAACAACGTGAGAAGTTTCATAATCGTGAGAAGAAACAAAGTGTACCTTATCCTTATGAAGGACTTAACAAGAAGTTGTATGGTCTTAGAGCAGGAGAACTGGTGACACTTACAGGTGGTACTGGTCTTGGTAAGTCAAGTGTGACAAGAGAACTTGAACATCATCTTATTAAGAACACTACTGATAACGTAGGTATCATAGCACTAGAAGAAGATTGGAGAAGAACCATTGATGGTATCTTATCTATTGAAGCTAATGCTAGGTTATACGTTGACCAAGAACGTGAGAAGTTTTCTAAAGAAGAACTAGATAAGATGTTTGATATTCTCTATGATGGAGATAACAAGAATAGAGTATGGGTTCATTCTCATTTTGGTACTAATGATATCGATGATATCTTTACCAAGCTTCGCTTCATGATTATAGGATGTGACTGTAAGTGGGTGGTCGTTGACCATTTACATATGTTAGTCAGTGCTGTACATGAAGGAGATGAAAGACGTGCTATTGATTCTATCATGACTAGACTTAGAAGTTTGGTAGAAGAGACAGGTGCAGGTATCATTTTAGTTTCACACTTACGTAGAGTTGATGGTAATAAAGGACATGAGAATGGTATAGAGGTTTCTCTATCCCATCTTAGAGGTTCTAATAGTATCGGACAACTTAGTGATTGTGTTATTGCACTAGAAAGAAATCAACAATCAGATGACCCTGAAGAAGCTAGGACTACTAGACTAAGAGTTCTTAAGTCTAGGTATACTGGTGATGTAGGTATGGCTGCTAGAGTTGTTTATAATTCTGAAACAGGTAGACTATCTGAATTAACAGATGAAGATATTACCTTTGATGATAGTTTAGATGAGGCATTTTAATTATGGATTTAGTATTTGACATAGAAACCGATGACCTTAAAGCAACTTTAATACATTGTCTTGTAGCCCAAGATGCAAACTCTGGAGAGATATTTAAGTTTCCTCCAAGCAACTTGCAAGAAGGCTATGAGCTTTTACTTAAAGCAGATAGATTAATAGGTCATAACATTATAGGATTTGATATTCCTTTAGTAGAAAAGTTTGGTAATATAAACTTAAGTAATAAAGAAGTTATAGATACACTTGTTCTATCTAGATTATTTAATCCTACCAGAGAAGGCGGACACAGTCTTGAGAAGTGGGGATATAAACTTGGTCTATCTAAGATTGAGTTTGAAGATTATCTTAACTACTCTTCAGAAATGTTAGACTATTGTGTTCGTGATGTTCAGTTAAATACTTTAGTATATAAAGAACTTCGTAATGAGTCTAAAGGTTTTAGTAAACAATCAATTGAACTCGAACAAGATGTTGCTAGAGTTATGAAGAAACAAGAAGAGAACGGATTTAAATTTGATATGGAATCTGCTTTACTTCTTCTTGCAAATCTTAGAGAAACATCTCAACAGATTGAAGATGAAGTTCATAATACATTCAAACCTAAATGGGTAGATGATAAGCTAGTAACTCCTTACATTAAAAAAGATGGAGACTTATCTAAACGTGGTCTTACTGATGATGAGTATAATAGATGCATTACTACTCAAGACATGTCTCCCTTTATGAGGAAACAATTAGTAGACTTTAATCTAGGTAGTCGTAAACAGATTGGGGAATACCTCATGGACTTTGGTTGGAAACCTGATAGGTTTACTCCAACAGGTCAACCTATTGTAGATGAAAAAACTTTATCAGAGGTGACTCATATTCGTGAGGCTAAACTTATAGCAGACTTCTTACTGCTTCAAAAACGTATAGCTCAAGTTGATTCTTGGGTTGAAGCTGTACAAGATGATGGTCGTGTTCATGGTTTTGTTATACCCAATGGTGCTATCACCGGTAGAATGACACACAGGAATCCTAACATGGCACAAGTACCTTCAGTTCACAGCCCTTATGGTTCAGAGTGCAGAGCATGTTGGATTGTAGATGATGGTAATGTATTACTTGGAGTTGATGCTAGTGGTTTAGAACTAAGAATGTTAGCACACTATATGAATGATGAAACTTATATTAAGGAGATTTTAGATGGAGACATACACACAGCTAATCAAAGAGCTGCAAAACTTAAATCAAGAAATCAGGCGAAGACATTCATCTATGCCCTCATGTACGGAGCAGGAGATGAGAAGCTTGGAAAAGTGGTTCAAGGAAATACAGCAGATGGTAAACGAGCTAGAGAATATTTCTTCGATAATAACCCTGCATTTAAATCTCTTAGAGACAGGGTACAAAGAGCAGCTTCAAAGAAATATCTCAAAGGTTTAGATGGTAGAAAGCTTTACATACGTAATGCTCATTCTGCTCTTAACACTTTGCTTCAAGGAGCAGGTGCTATAGTTATGAAGAAAGCATTATCTATTTTAGATGATGTCTTAAGATTAAATGCTATACCTTATAAGTTTGTTGCTAATATTCATGATGAGTGGCAGATAGAAGTACCTAAAGAACAAGCTGATTTTATAGGTCAGTTTGCTGTTGATAGTATTACAAAAGCCGGAGAACATTTCAATCTTAGATGTCCTCTTGATGGTGAGTATAAGATAGGAGGTAACTGGAGTGAAACACACTAATCATTGTGATAGTAGAAAAGGAGACATGGCTGAATACTATGCTGTAACTTGGTTATGGGATAACGGTTATGAAGTATTTAAGAATTGTGGATGTACAGGACTTGCTGATTTGATTGCTCTTAAAGATGGTCAAACAACTTTGGTTGATGTTAAAACTGCACAGCCTCAACTACATAAAAAGACAGGTAACAACTTTACAAAATGTTGTAGTAGAACTCCAGAACAAATAGAAGCGGGAGTACAGCTCTTACAGTTTAATGCTGTAGATAGAAGTTTATACTTTACTAAACACAGAGATAAAAACTATGACTAAAAATAAAAAAACACTTGACACTTTAGTAGAAGATATATATAATAAATTGTCGGCTCTAGGAAAAGGAGAGCATCTTGATATAGATGAAGATTCTATTGAGCAGTTTGGAGAATCCATGAAAGAGATTCTTTACAACTGGTCTCATCCTTCTCCTAGAGGTAAACCTGCTTTACGTATGTCTAACATAGGCAAACAGCCTAGACAATTGTGGTATGAAATGAACTCTGAATCTGATACAACAGAGGTTATCTCTCCGCCTACATTTATTAAGTTCTTATATGGACACTTACTTGAAGAGATAGTTTTATTTCTTGTTAAGTTATCTGGACATGAAGTTACTAACGAACAAAAAGAAATAAAAGTTTCTGGTATTAAAGGACACATGGATTGTGTCATTGATGGTGAAGTTGTAGATGTTAAGACTGCTTCAGGATTTGCCTTCAAGAAATTTAAAGATGGTACTCTAGCAGAACAAGATGCTTTTGGTTACATGGCACAACTTGCAGGTTATGAAGCAGCAGAAGGCACAAACAAAGGCGGGTTCCTTGCTCTTAATAAAGAGTCAGGTGAGTTAGCTATGTTCAGACCTGATGACTTTGATAAACCTAATATCAAAAAGAAAATAACTGATATTAAAAAAGCTGTTAAGTTAAAGACACCACCAGATAAATGTTACAGTCCTATACCTGATGGTAAGTCTGGTAATATGCAGCTACCTAAAGGATGTGTCTATTGTAGATACAAGTTTGAATGTCACAAAGATGCAAACGAGGGTAAAGGTTTAAGAGTGTTTAAATATTCTAACGGATTAAGATACTTAACTCAAACACCTAAAGCTCCTAATGTTATAGAGGTAACACAAATATGAATGGTAGAAAAGCAAAACGATTAAGACGTAAAGCAGAAGACTTACTTATAAGTTGGATAAGAACTATGGTACCTGAAGGAGAAGATGCTACTAAGATTAATAAGAAAAACTTACATGAGTTTTTACCACAACAAACACATATCTTTGCTAACAATAGATTTATGTTGAGTGCATACAGTCTTAGGTGGTTTTATAAAAAGGTAAAACAAAATCCTGATATTACTTTGGAAAACTTGAATGCCTAAAAGAGTACCAAGAAAGCCAAGACCTAAAAAGATTAACGTACCAAAAGGATATGATAGTATTTGGGAATATGAAATACATCAAACAGTTTTAAAAGATTGGAGTCATCACTGGGATAACATAAACTATGTAGTTAAACATAAGTATGAACCTGACTTTGTAAAAGTTATAGATGATAAAACAATTTTAATAGAAGCTAAAGGTAGATTCTGGGACTATGCAGAGTATAGTAAGTACATACATATTAGAAAAGCTTTGCCTGATAATTATGAATTAGTTTTTCTTTTTCAAAAACCTTACTCACCTATGCCGGGTGCAAAGGTAAGAAAAGATAAAACAAAAAGAACTCATGCTGAATGGGCAGAAACAAATAACTTCGTGTGGTACAGCGAAGAAACATTACCGGAGGAATGGAAAAGTGGATTATAAATTTAACGAAGATAAACTTTTAAATGAGTTGAAAGCATACATAGGTAATACATATGCTCAACACTATGCTAATGGTAAGTACCAAGCAACTGATATGATAATTGATTCAGGATATGGAGAAGGCTTTTGTCTTGGAAACATTATGAAGTATGCTATGAGGTTTGGAAAGAAAGATGGAAAGAATAATTTAGACTTGTATAAAATAATCCACTATGCTATAATAGCATTGTATGTAAACAATAAGGAACAAGATAATGGTTGAAGATAAAATAGGGACTAAGCCTTACTTAGGAATTGAAATAAACTATGACAAAGAAAAAACATTTGATAAATTTAGTTTAGATACACTCAAAGATAGATATTTTTGGGAAGGAGAAACACATGCACAAGAAGCATTCGCAAGAGCCTCCGTCTTCGGAGCAACTTTCAAAGGCGAGACAGATTTTGAGTTGGCTCAAAGACTTTATAACTACTCTTCCTCTCGTTGGTTCATGTTTAGCACTCCTATTCTTAGTAACGGGGGTACCACTCGTGGGCTTCCTATCAGTTGTTTCCTCAATTATGTTCCTGACAGCAGGGGTGGTTTATCTGCTCACTATGATGAGAACATTTGGTTGGCAAGTTCAGGTGGAGGCATCGGTGGATATTGGGGCGATATTAGGAGCAATGGTATTTCAACTACTCATGGCTCTCGTTCTACTGGTTCAATTCCTTTCATGCACGTAGTAGATTCTCAGATGTTAGCCTTTAACCAAGGCACAACAAGACGTGGTTCTTATGCTGCTTATATGGACATCAGCCATCCGGAGATTGAAGAGTTTATTAACATGAGAAAAGAATCAGGTGGAGATATAAACAGAAAGAATCTTAATCTTCATAATGGTATAAACATTACTAACACTTTTCTAAAAGCTGTAGAACTAGATGAAGACTGGAGACTGATAGACCCTAAGACTAACGAAGCTGTAAAGACTATTAATGCTAGAGAGTTATGGTGGCAGATAATAAATGCTAGAGCTGAAACTGGTGAGCCTTACATGGTTAATATTGATAAGTGTAACGAAGCTTTACCAAAACAACAAAAAGATTTAGGACTTAAGATACGTCAAAGTAATTTATGTTCTGAAATAACTTTACCAACTGATGAAGAAAGAACAGCAGTATGTTGTTTATCTTCTGTCAACTTAGAATACTTTGATGACTGGTCAAAGGACGATAACTTTATACAAGATTTAATAACCATGCTTGAGGAGAATACAGTGCAAATTTTAAACGCTTTCAAAAATATGTTAAAGAAGGTAAGGAAGGCTTTACCAAGAGTGCCTACTCAGCGTATCGAGAAAGGAGTCTCGGTCTCGGTGCTATGGGTTTCCATGCTTATCTTCAATCTAGGAACATTCCTTTCGAAGGTATTTACGCATCTGGGTTTAACTATAAGGCATTTACTTACATTAAAGGAAAGGCAAAGGAAGCAACTAAAGAGTTGGCTATTGAGAGGGGCGAGGCTCCTGACATCCACGGTAGTGGTAAGCGTAATGCTAATCTCCTTGCTATTGCTCCTAATGCTAGTAGTGGTATCATTTGTAGTGGGACTTCTCCTAGTATTGAGCCTTACAGGGCTAACTGCTATACTCACAAAACTTTATCCGGAAGCTATCAGGTAAAAAATAAATATCTTGAAAAGCTTTTGAAA